CGCCGATCCCGCGGCGCAGTTCGCCGACCCCGCCCTGCCGGCCTTCCCCGACCAGGCCGCGGTCGACGCCGCGATCGCCGCGATTCCCGCCGCCGAACTCGATCGCCAGGCGATGGAGATGCTCAAGCCCGCGATGGACCTCATCGCCGCGGCCGCGGGCTACGACGAGATCCTCGAGCGCCTGGCGAGCGTCCACCCCGCGATGTCGGCCGAGCGCCTCGAGGATCTGCTCGCCCGCGCGCTCTTCGTGATGGACGCCTGGGGGCGCGTCACGGCCGAGGCCGAAGCGCCGGCTGCCGGCGATGCCTGAACCGGCAAGCCTCGCCTTCGCCTTCGGACTCCCGCCCGAGCAGGCGGTCGAGTACCTGCGGCGCAAGGGCTATGCGATCAGCTGGGACTGGCGCGGCGTGTGGCAGGCCGCCCAGGCCAAGGCGTTCACCGTCGCCAAGGCGATGCGGGTCGACATCCTCCAGGACATCCGCGGGGCCGTCGATCGCGCCATCGCCCAGGGCGAGACCTTCGAGACCTTCCAGCGACAGTTGGCCCCGCTCCTCAAGGCGAAAGGCTGGTGGGGGAGGCAAATCGTCGTCGACCCCCAGGGCGTGGCCCGCGTGGCGCAGCTCGGCTCGCCCTGGCGCCTTCGCACGATCTACGAGACGAACCTGCAGACGGCGTACATGGCCGGGCGCTACGCGGCATTCAAGGCGAACGAATCCGATCGCCCCTACTGGGAGTACGTGGCGGTCATGGACGGGCGAACGCGTCCCGCTCACGCAGCCCTCAACGGCAAGATTTTCCGCTCGGACGACGCGTTCTGGCGCCACTTCTATCCACCGAACGGCTTCCGGTGCCGCTGCCGTGTGCGCTCGCATTCGGCTGCCGACATCGAGGCACGCGGCCTCAAGGTGAGCAATTCCAATCGCTACCTCAAGGAAGACACGCTCGTGGACCGCGACGGGCTCGTCTACCCAAGCGCGGTCCTCAAGCTCCCGGGAATGGCCCAGGGCGTGCGGCCCGACCAGGGCTGGGCGTACAACCCGGGCGCGGCGTCCGCCAAGCCCTTCACGCCGCCGCCGCTCGACGAGGCGCCCGTGGCGATCGCGCTCCCGCAGACGCTGCGCGCGGGCGAGGCGCCGCCGGCGCTGCCCACACCCAAGGCGGTGGGAGCCTCAGAGCTCTACCCCGCGATTCTCACCGAGCGCGAGGTGGCCGAGCGCTTCCTTGCGGAGTTCGGCGCGAGCCTGGAGAAGTCCGTGGTCTTTCGCGACGTGATGGGCGAGCCGCTCCAGATCGGCGCCGACCTCGTCACCGCGGCGGACGGGCTCATCAAGGCCGCGAAGCGCGGCCGAGGCCCCTTCATGGGGCTTGTCGCGCAGGCGATCCAGGCGCCCGACGAGATCTGGCTGCGCTGGGAGGAGCTGCGGCGCTCCCCGGGCGAGTGGCGGCTTCGCCGTCGCTACATCCGCGCCTACGAGCTCGCCGACGGCCACTTCGGGCTCGGCGTCTTCGAGGAGGGCCAGGACGGGTGGCGCGGCGTCACGGCGTTCGCGCCGGATCCGGCGATCGGCTACGACGCTCGGCTCGCCTACATCAACCAGTACCGGGGGGGATTCCTGCTCTACCGCAAGGGGTGATTGGGGCGGGCCGCTTGGCCGGACACCGCCCACGGCCCGGAGCAATTGGAGGCCCCACCAAGGGGGCATTGTTCTCCGAACCGACGACACCTCCATCCTAGGCGCAACGATGATCAAGATCAACTCCAACCTCACCGAGGTGCTCGCCAAGCTCGACCGTCTGGCCAGGGCCGGCGCGGACCTCACGCCGCTCATGCGGATCCTCTCCGGCGTGCTGCACGACCAGGTCGAGGAGAACTTCGCGCAGCAAGGCCGCCCGCGCTGGACCAACCTCGCGCCCGCGACTGTCGCCAAGCGCGCGAAGGAGGGCACGTGGCCGGGCAAGATCCTGCAGCGGCGCGGGCGCCTGGCCGCGTCGGTGACGCCCGGCAGCAGCGCGAGCTCGGCCTGGGTGGCCACGAATCTCGCCTACGCGCGGATCCATCAGTTCGGCGGCACGATCGAGCGCGCTGCCTACGGCGGCACGGTGCGCCTGGCCACGGACCGGCGCGGGAACTTGATTCGCCAGGGCAAGGGCGGCAAGCTCGCGGTGTTCGCCAAGGACCGCCGCAAGAACGCTCGCGCGGTGCGCTTCGAGACGGGCCCGTACCAGGTGCGCATTCCCCCTCGCGCCTACTTCCTGGTCCCCCGCGAAGGCGAAGAGCGGATCCTCGGCGCGGCCGAGCGCTACATCGCCGCCTTCGCGAAGTGACCCCCTGGCGCGAAAACGAAAAAGTAAAGCGCTTTCCTTATTGCTTTGCGCCCGTCGTGGGCAGCATGCCTCCCATGCTGCACATCTTCCGCGCAGGCCGGCAGATCGCGACCGACGGCCGGGTCATCGAGTTCACCGAGGCGCACCTTGCCGCGTGCGCCGCCGCCTACGATCCGGCCAAGCACGAAGCGCCCATCGTCGTGGGGCATCCCAAGACGGACGATCCGGCCTACGGCTGGATCCGCGGGCTCTCGTTCGCGGACTCCGACCTGTGCGCCGAGGCGCACCAGGTGAACGCCGAGTTCGCCGAGCTCGTGCAAAAGGGCGCGTTCAAGAAGATCTCCGCGAGCTTCTACATGCCGGAGTGCCCGCGCAACCCCACGCCCGGCGCGTTCTACCTGCGCCACGTGGGCTTCCTGGGCGCGCAGCCGCCGGCCCTCAAGGGGCTTCGCACGGCCCAGTTCGCCGACGGTGCGCTCGGCCAGGCCGGCACCGAAGAGCGCGACGGCATCGTGGAGTTCGCCGACTGGGGCCACGAGACCAGCGCCTCGCTGTGGCGAAAGCTGCGCGACTGGTTCATCGGCCAGTTCGGCCAGGAGAAGGCGGACCTGGTCATCCCGGACTGGATGATCGAGTCCATCCACGAGGCCGCCGATCGCAAGGACAACTCGGTGAGCGCCTTCGCCGACCCATCCACTCACGCAGGAGACGACATGGATCCCAAGGAAAAGGAAACGCTGCAAGCCGAGAACGCGCGGCTCAAGGCCGAGCTCGACGCGGCCACCAAGGCCAGGGCCACGGCCGACGCGAAATTCGCCGAGGAAGAGGCCAAGCGCAAGAAGGCGGCGGCCGATGTGGCCCACCAGGCGAACGTCCAGTTCGCCGAGGGCCTCGTGAAGGCCGGCAAGGTCTTGCCGGTGCACCGCGATGGCCTCGTGGCGTTCATGGGCTCCCTCGCCTCGGAGTCCGCGATCGAGTTCACCGAGGGCACGGCGACCAAGTCCGTCGCCCCGGCCGACTGGCTGCGCGGATTCCTCGAGACGCTTCCCAAGCAGGTCGACTTCTCCGAGCGCGGGGCCGGCCGGGTCGTGAACCGCGAGGACCCGCACGCGATCGCCGCGGCCGCCACCGAGTTCGCGGAGGCCGAGGCCAAGGCCGGGCGCAGCTGCTCGATCGCCGAGGCGGTCTACCACGTGACGCGCGGCACCGCGCGCTGACCCCCCACACCCACCGAGGACACCATGAACAACGCACTGCTCACCAAGAACTACACCGCCGAGGCGGCGATCTCCCCCTACCGCATCGTGAAGTGGGGAGCGGCCGACTCGCAGGTACTGCAGGCCACGGGAGTCGCCGACAAGCTGATCGGCATCCAGAACGAAGTCGGCCCCGCGCTCGGCGAGCGCGCCGACGTGCAGCGCGCGGGGATCGCCGAGGTCGAGTACGGCGGCAACGTCGTGCGCGGCGATCCGCTCACCTCGGACGCCACCGGCAAGGCACTCGCCGCGGCGCCGGCCGCCGGCACCAACAACTACATCATCGGCTTCGCCGAAGTCTCTGGCGCGGCCGGCGACATCGGGCTCTGCCTCATCGCCCCCGGCCGCATCCAGGGCTGATCCAGTCCACCCGCACGGAGACCAATCGCACATGAACTCGTACCTGAAGCAAAACGCCTCCCGCCTCCTCTTCGTCGTGGCCCTCGCGGCCTTCGGCTACTTCGGCGTGATCGACGCCGCCTCCGCCGCCTGCGGCGGCATGGTGCTGGCCACCATGCCCTTCCCGGTGAACCCCGAGCTCACCGGCATCGCCATCGGCTACAAGAACCCGGACGTGGCGCTCATCGCCGACCAGGTCATGCCGCGCACGCCCGCCCTGGGCACGAAGAAGTTCAAGTACCTGGTCTACGACGTGGCCCAGGGCTTCACCGTGCCGGACACCAAGGTGGGCCGCAAGAGCGAGCCCAACATCATGGAGTTCGGCGGCACCGAGGTGACGGCGGAGACCCAGGACTACGGCCTGGACGACATCATCCCGAACGACGACATCAACGCGGACAACCAGGGCGTGGACCCGCGCGGCCTGTCGGTGCAGTCGCTCACGGGCCTGGTGAACCTCGACCGCGAGGTGCGCGTGGCGGGCACCGTGTTCGCGCTGGGCACCTACCCGGCCGCAAACAAGGTGACGCTCGCCGGCGCCTCCCAGTGGTCGGACTTCGTGAACTCCGACCCGGTCGCCGCGATCTCCGCCGCGCTCGATGGCCTGCTGATCCGCCCGAACATCGGCGTCTTCGGCCGCGCGACTTTCTCGAAGCTCGCGCAGCACCCCAAGATCGTGCAGGCGATCTTCAAGACCAACCAGGGCGCGGGCATCGTCACGAGGGCGCAGCTCGCGGACCTGTTCGAGCTGCAGGAGATCCTGGTGGGCGAGGCCTGGGTCAACACGGCCAAGAAGGGCCAGGCGGCCGCGATGTCGCGCGCCTGGGGCAAGCACGCGGCTTTCCTCTTCCGCAACCGCGAGGCGATCCAGTCGAAGACGCCCAACAACGAGAACGGCGTCACCTTCGGCTTCACGGCCCAGTTCGGCAGCAAGGTGGCCGGCTCGATCGCCGAGCCCAAGATCGGCCTGCGCGGCAGCGAGCGGGTCCGTGTCGGCGAGAGCGTCAAGGAAGTGGTGAGCGCCCCCGACGTGGGCTACTTCTTCCAGAACGCCGTCGCCTGATCCGGGAGTCGACGCCCGTCGCCTGAAACCGAGCGGCCTCCCCTCGAGGCCGCTTTCTTCAGCCGATCGCAGCACCCAACCCACCAAGGAGCCTTCGATGGCCGCCAAGCAAGCCTACACCGTGCTCTCCCCCCTCGACATGGACAACCAGCGCTACGAG